GATGGTATGTTGGGATAGCTTGTTTTTGGTGCGCTCATATCTTTCGACTGGCTGCGCTTTATTTCTATGTATGGTTGGTCGCTTCCATAGATTCGCACAAACATTGATAGCGTGTAAGTACGACCGCCCATAGCTTTTATTACGGGGAATTTGCAGCCGTTCCACTCGTTCTGTGTGGCTCCGTGGCGTGATATGGATAGGTAGGGATTATCGAAGTGGGCAACGCTGGGATACTTTACGATGGTTACGTATTGCGCACGTTGCAGACTTAGCAGGTTGAGTGGTCGCAGACTTGCTCCTTTCAGTAGGTTTACTCCGCTGAAGGTTTGCTTACTGACTTCCAAGCGAATATTCTCTGCATCTTGCTTTATGGTTGATATTTTCTGCTCCAACCCTTGTTTGTCGGCTTGGTTTTGTGCTATGATGCTTTGGAACTGCTTCTGATTGGCTTCAAATTTTGCCTCGTTCCACTTCTGTGCACTCACTACAAATTCTACTCTTGCCGTGCGTGTTTGCCCTTTGTAGGTGGCTGTTATGGCTATGTGTCCGCTCCATTGATTAGGACTTATGCCGTCTACCACGATGTTTTGCTCCACCAGTCGGGCGTAGCAGTTGTATGGCGTTACGGTTGTTGATGTGGGGGTTACGGCTGTTTGCCCCTCGTATAGCACTACTTGCACTTTGCGCTGCGTGGTGTTTTCTATTTCGCCATCTCGGTTTGTCTCAAACGTTAGGCTGGTAGGCGTGCATACCAGCGTTAGGGCGTTGTCGCCTGTGTCGCCCTTTTGTCCGTCCGATACGTTGGTTATTGTGATGTATGTTCGTGCTATTATCATCTTTAAGATAAGTTTTTAAATGTAGGGAGGACCGAAATTGCCCTCCCTGTTTCGAGAGTGTGTTTATGGGTGAGGTTGAGTGCCACCACCAGTGGGTTTGTTGCCTTTGGTTTTCTTTGCTTTTGGCTCTACTCGCTCGTAGGTTACGCCTTCGAGTGTGAAGTAGCGGGTAGATGGACGTAGTTTCACCATAGGCTTCTTTATGTCGCGAGTGGCGTTGAAGTCTTCAATGTGGTCTACAGCTTTCGACTTGAACGATGGCGATAGTGTGCCAATGTCGCCAAAGTCTACACTTTCTCCGCTTTCTACGTGCTTCTTCGCCATTTCGGCTGCCAGGCGAAGTACGGCTTCCACTTCGGCACCTGTAAAGGTGGTGGCGTGTGCTACTTCTTCGCAGAATTGGCGGTGGGTTACTCGTTGTCGGTCGGTGGGGCGTGCTATGTACACCTTTTGCCCTTTCTTTGGTCCTACACTTAGTTTTTGCTCTCTAATTGTGAAACTTAAACATTTCGTCATAGTTGTAAAATTTAAATAGTTGATATGAAAATGTATATCTATGGATCTACGGCTGTAGATCTATGGATCTACGCTTGTATATCCATAGATGTAAATTCGTGCTTATATACTCACCTCGCAATAGAACGTTGCTTTTGAGTCTATGTCGGTGGCTGACACAACGAGTGGGTTTCCTGTTTTCTGTGCCGAAGTTGTGCCAGCAAAGTTCGATTTTGTGCCGTTCTTGTCGAACTTGGTCCACGTGTAGGTGAACTTCTTTGTAGCGGTGGCTTCGTCCTCAATCTTTTCTGTACCACGATACACTCGGGCGCAAAGCGTGGTTGAGCCTTGCCCGTTCTTAATCTGCAAACCAGTGGGCGAGAATATTTCTACCGAATAGGGGTCGGTGCGGTCCTCGAAAGTTACGATTGCTTCCGACTTTTCGGTACCGTCCTGTGCCTCACACTTGAAGGTTTGCACGTTCAGCACGTCGCTTGCCTTAACGGTGAGCGTTGATACACCTGCGGCAGTTGCAATGCCCTGTGAGAGCAGCTCCCACGTTTGCGTTTTTAAGTTCAGCGAGTACCAGCGGAAGGTAATGCCGTCAATATCTTGCACTCCGCCACGAAAACATTTGGCTTCTGCCGTAAGCGTATTAACGTTGTTGCTTGCATCGAAGCTGTTGCCCTTCGATTGGGTTAGCACCACTTGGAATAGCGCACCAGCGTTGGCGGTTTTGACTACGAAGCCTTGCGCCTCGAGCGTGGTATCTTGCCCGGTCTCATCGTCGTGATATACTGCTGTTATCTTGATGGGCAGCGAATTGCCTACTATATTGCCTTTGATGGTAAGCGCACCACCTGCCGATATGGCAGCCGCAGAGTATTGTCCGCTGGTTGCCCCTGCATTCACCACCGTTCCACCTACGTCGTACTTCAGAGTGGTAAGTTTGCTTACAAGGTTAGTGCCGTTGCCCGTAACATAAACCTTTGGAGTAACCACGTTGTTGTCGCTACCAAAGTTGGGCGTAAACACCTTTGTGTCGGGGTTATACATCTGCACGGGATACTTAATATCCATCAGCAGCTGCACTTGTTTTGCATCGTTAAGGTCTACTATAGTTACCTGTCCTCTTGCTTTAATTGTTGCCATTGCGTTTTGAATTTAATGTTGTGTGAAATTTTATTCTATGTTTACTATGCAGTCAATCTGTGCCTTCAGGTTCACCTCTTCGGCACTAATGGTAGTTCGGTTGCCAATTGCCTCGTGTCGGGCGTTCCATGCCGTGTCGAAGTCGGTATTGCCTGATTGTATCACCCACGAGAATTGGTTGGGCAGTAGCGAGGCTGTAATGTCCTGTTCGCCATGCAGCACGGTAGCCACAAGGGCAATTTGCCCCTGCCCATTGTGTATAATGTTGCCGCCACTTTCCGACAGAATTTGCACCGTGTAGGGCGATGTGCCGTCTTCGCCTTTGGTTGCGTAATGCTTCCATCGGGAAGACTGTTCCGTAGGTTCATCGGTGTTATTATCTTCCATCGATAGCCACGTGCCACCGCCATAATACCACGCTTCGTATCGGGCAGCCACCATGCCGGGTGTCCAGTCGCCACGATAAATCACGTTAGGAATGCGCTCGCCATCTGCACTTATCCATTCGAAGCGTTGGCTGTTCATATAAATCTTGTCGCTGGAAAGGTGGAATATGGCGTTGCCTTTAGAGAGCGAAAAGTCGTGAATGTTGCGATACACCTCGATAGTGCCACCCTCCTCTTTCGATGTGGTAATCATCGTAACATTCATTCTGTTGCGGTGCAGCGTAGGGTCAATGCCGTTAGCAACGTCCCAAAGCGTGTTATGCCCACACAGCACAATGTTGTCGCCAGCCATTGGAGCATCGTTCTCTGTGCTTTTATCCCGATAAGCGTCATCGTCCGTAATAACGATATACGCCTTTTCGGTAGCCGATTTCTGTGCCACCTCCGACACTACGCGCCAGTAGTAACGGTTGCTCACATTCTCGTAAACACCAGCTTTGATATTGAAAGTCTGGCATAGTGCCTGGTCGCCCGGCTCCCAATCGTTCGTTATAGCCTTATCGCCATCGTCCGTGTGTAGGTAACATTTCCATCCACCACTAACAGGCACCACCTTTTCTATAATGGCATTCGCACCCGACAGCACAATGTTGCCCCCGATGTGCTTATACTCATCAATCTGTAGGCTGCGAAATATAGCCTTGCCAATCACTTCGAGATAGTCAATCTGTCCGTGCGCTCTGCCCTTTTCGTCAAGCCAAACACCAAAGCCGTTAATGGTGCGTTCAAATCCCAATGTCTGGATAGCCTTCAGCAAAGCATTGCCCTCGCCATCAATACCAGCCCCATTGTTAAATGCAACACCCTTTAAGAAGGTAATCAGCTCCTGTGCTGTGTCGGGGGTGTTCTTGTTGAGAAATTCCTTAAGTGCACGCTTGGCAGAAAATACATTGTGTTCGCCAGGTAGCGTATCGTCGCCACTGCCTATAATATCGGGAATATCATTTGCAACCTCGCCTATATAGTGCCTTACGTCGTTAATGCTGCCTTCCATTGCCGCAATCTTGCCTTTTGCCACAGCATCGCTTATTTCGATGCTTACAAGCGTCGGCAGGTTTACGCTGCGCGAAAGGCGGGTAATACGGCTCATACGATAGCCAGCGGGGGCAAAATATTCTGCACTTTCAAGCCGTATGCGTCTGCCAAGAAAAAGGTCGGCATGCTGCTGCTCCACCCAAACGTGGTCGGTGTCAGCTTTATATACCGAGTTGTCTACGAAATTTTCTTCATTGAATTTCTTTACCGCCTCCAAGAACTCTTTTTCGGCAAGCGGGTAGTATTCATCAGGCATGCGCAAGTGCGACAATATGTATTTGTCGCCCACCTTCGGCACAAGCACGCCACCCGGCACTTGCATCGTGTCGTTGGGGAAGATGGTGATAATTTCAAATTCTTTCGCTTTATCATCATAGTTTACCTCAAAATAGTGCTCCTCGCTCGTGCCTTGCCCAGCAAGCTCGCTGCCTTCCTGAAAGGCAACACGCATTACGTAGCCACCTATTTTATATTGGTTGGGGTTGAAGTTAAGTTCCTTATCCTTGAAGTAATATATGGTGAATGGCTTACCATCTTTGCCAGTGCGCTCCTGCGAACGCACAGCCGACACCGTACCAATACGGCGTGGGTAAATATCGGCAAAGGCAGCTTCTTCAAAGTGGTGCACCACACCGTATTTATCCACGTCTTTATCTACGTACTTCTGTCCACCTGGCAATTGCAGACGGGTGTGCCCGTATTTGTCTCGGTCAATGTTCTTTGTGCTGCCCAATGGGAAGAGGCGCGAATAGAACTTTACGTTGTTGGCTTTTTCACGTTCCAACGATATAAGCCCCTTTTGGTAGCCCAACGTTAAAGGCTCTCCATATTGTGCCTTCGATATGTTGAGCGTTGTGCCGTTCTCAAACCAAAATTCCGTTTTCGCCGCCTTGGCGAGCATATCCAAAGCATCGTTACAATACGTGCCTTTATAATCTATGACCAGGTTCTCCGTCTGCTTCACTTCGCCTAACTTGAACAACTGCTTGCCGATGGCGTTGTTTATCGATGCCAGTATTATCTTGGCGTGCTCTGCAGCAGGGGCAGTAAGCGTAAAGATAGGGGTGTTTTCGTTATCGGTGTAATTTATCACCAAAAAACGCTTTACAAGACTTTCAATGCCGTAAAGTGTTAGGTTGTATTCCCACTCCCTCGTACTCTTCATACGGGGTTTGAAACGTTCCATCAACCAATAGCGTTCGCCACAGAACTCCACATAGTCGTTTACGTCCAGTTGCACGTATTCGTACAGCGTGAACGTTAGCGACAGGGTATTGTCGCCTTGCAGCTGCTTATCTTGCCTACCATTTGCCCCGTCGGCTATGCAGCGTACCGTATCTTCCTTTGTGAAAATTTCTATCATCGTTTGAACGCTATTTAAATATCGTTTAAATACTCTTTAAAAGCTGGGATTCGGCTCGCGGAATGTGGCATGTAGTGCGCCACAGTGCGCTTCTTCCACCCATAGGTTGGTAAGGGCATCAAAGGGCGTAAACTCCGTTAAGAAGGTGCGCATCTCAAGCCCCAGTGGCGGGAACGTCCATACAAGCCACCCGTCATTGCCTGTCTTCAATGCCTGAACAAAGCGGCGGTAACGCTGTAGGAATTGCGCCTTGCTGTCCGCCATTATGGCGAAGTGCAGCTTTATATCGCGGGCTTCGCTTTTTGGCAGAAGTCGATCGGAATACTTTTCGCCGTCCTCCTCACGAAAGACTACCGCCACGTGCGCCTTCATCTTGGCAGGTGTCAGCAGGGCTTCGAGGTTCTTCTGCTCGCCCGCCTTTTCTTCGCGCAGGAATACGTGGTACTCCGTCCAAATGTCTTTTCCATTTAGCAATACTTGATTTTCGAGTATATCCATTTTATTTAACTTTAATACCATCACGTGCCAACACCTTTATATCGTCGGCAATATCTTCCAGTCGCTCACAATGCTTCGTGTAGCGTTCGATCCTTTCAAGGTGGCGTGTAGATGCCTGCATCTGCTTTACGGCATCTTCGAGCTTTATGTCCATCGACGCCAGGTGTATCTGTGCCGACGTCATCAACCCCTCGAGTTTAGTACCCTGCGCCTGTGTCATTGTCTCAAGGCTGCCTGCGCGCCCTTGCTGTGCCGCACCACCAAAGATGTCGATACCATGCTCCTTTGCCTTCTTTTTAAAGTACTCCAGCAGCGATGCAGCCTTGCCGCTGTCTGCAGACACGTCGGCGGTGAGCCTGTCCAATATGCGAGCATAAGCGGCAAAGCGTTCCTCTTCTGAAAGGTGCTCATCGGTGGCGTACTTCTCCATATCCTTTTGTGCTTTCAGGAAGTACTTTTGCAACACAGCAGAATACACCATATCAGCACCTAACTTTTCAAGCATACGCCCAACGCTCTCCACCATTGCCTTGCCTGCATCTGTACCGCTTCTAAAAGCGTCCACCAGCGCATTGGTAATTGTATTGCCCAATTCGCCGAAGATGTCCGTGAGGTAGTTGCGTATTTCCTTGAATGCTTCTTCCTGCTGCTTGGCAAGGTCAATAAGGTGTTGCAGGGCTTCCTTGCTTGCGTCGCTCATCTTCCGCGTTTTTAAAATGCTTTCGGCGAGTGATATGTTGAATTTACCGTTAGCATCGAGCAGCTTCGGGTATTCGGACAGCAAGCTACTGTAAGTGTCCTTGCCTTTGCCCCAGCCAAACAGACCTGTCTTCTTGTGTCCTGTTACCACCTTTATATCGTTGGCTTTCTTCCACGCCTTTTCGAAATCTTCGGCTGCCTGTTTCATTACATGTATGGCATTCGTTGCCTTGCCGTAGCGGTCAGTGCCGAAAGCCGTCGTACCCCGTTCGTACAGTAAGGCTTCCTGCATCAGCAGCAAGTTGTACGTCTGCTGTTGAGCGATACGTTCTTTCATGATGGCATCGAGGGCTGCCCTGTGGCGTGCGCTGGCAGAAAAAGCCTTGCCTATAATACCAATAGCTTCGCTTACAGCTGCCATGACACCGCCCACTACACCACCATTGGCAAAGCCTTTGGCAATGTTGGAAACGCCATTCATAACATCTTCCACCGTACCCATGGCTTCTGCCATGCTGTCGTTGCCTATCTCTTCAAACATTTTCGATAAGCCACCAGCAATATTGGCTACTTCGCCGGCAACTTCTGCCGATGCCTCGGCAAGCCGCTTTATTTTCTTTTCTTTTTCGCTCTTATCGTCTTTATCCTTACCATTTAGCAAGTCATCGATGGCAGCTTTCAACGCCTTGAAAGGGTTCTTTTTCAGGCTTTCTTGTTTTAGCTTCTGCCATTGCTCCATGAAAGCCTTCAGGGCTTCGGGCGACTGCTGGAGCCGCTTCAGCTGTTCGGGCGTTATGCCCATTTGCGCAATGTCATTCTGTGTGATGGTACGTTTGGTATTGCCTTTTTTGTCCTTGATGACGGCTGCTCCATCGGCGGTAAGCTCACCTTTCGCCATTGCGTCCATATACGCCTTCAGGTCGGCGAGCTTGGCAATTACCCGGTTTATCTGCTTAATACTTTTTTCTGCAGGGTCTTCGAACATCTCGACGAAGATGCTCGCACTGCTCTTCATCTCGTCCAGCTCCTTGTCGTTGATTTCCTTCAGTGCCTTTTCCTTATCTTTTTCGAGCTGCACCAAGGCGGCATCTATGATATTGGCATTATCCTTGTTTCGTCGTGCCAACAGCGTTGCCAGCTCTTTCGTGTAGTTCGTCTCAACAGTCATTCGCTGGGCATTGTAGTCCTGATGCTTTGACAGTAAGGCGTCCAAGGCTTCTTCTTCCTTCTTCTTCTCTTCCTTTACCTTATCGTCGTATTCTTTCTTTTCCTTTTCGGCGATAGCGGCATACTTGTCGCTGTACATCTGTGCAGCCTGTATGCGCTGTTTGGCAGCATCGGCACTTATTTGCGCCTCCTTTTCGGCACTGACAGCCACACCTCCTTTGCGCAGCTTCTTCACCAATTCCTTGCGCTTGGTCTCTTCCTCAAATATGCGCTGCTTCTCCTCTTCGTATTGCAGCAAGGCTTCGGCACGCTCCTTATCGTAGCCCTCTTTCATAAGTGCCACGCGTGTTTCGGCTATCTTTTTTTGCGCTGCTTTTTCAAGTTCGGCAAGCTCTTCTGCCTCGCCCGACAAGTCTTCTTTTTTATCTTTCTTTATTTTCTCCTTTTTTGTCTTTACCTTCGGCTCTTCATAGCCCTTGTTTTCCACCTTATTGAGGGCAGGCATATTTTCAAGGGCTTTCTGTGCGTAGGCTTCTGTTTGCTTTTGATTTTCAGCAAGCTGTTTTGTCAGCTCCTTGTTGTCTTCCAGTCGCTTGTTCACCTCTTTCCTAAGATTGTCGTTCGCCGTGCGACCTGCACCCATACCAATACGGGTAGCTCCTCCACCGACGGTCATGCCACCTATCATTTCGGTGGTATAATCCTTGCTGCCTTTCTTTTTGTAATCTTCGTCTGCTTTTTTAAGGCGCTTTTTGTTCTCGTTTATATATTTGTCATTTTTATTTTTTTTATCTTCCAGGTCTATGCGTTCCTTGGAAAGTTTCTCCACTCGCTCCTGATAGGCACGTGCCATGGCAGCCTTCATAATGTCAGCTGCCAACTGTCGATAAGCCGTTGCCGCACGTCCTGCAAGAATAGCTTCCGTTTTCATATTGCCAAAATAAGCAGGATACGCTGCTTGCAAGTTCTTCACTGCAGCCTTTCTGTCCCTCAGACTCTTTGTGTTATCCTGTGTGGCTTTATAAAGTATATCGAGCTTTGCTTTTTGTACAGCCGCCGAGCGGGCAACCTCCCGCATTTCTTCTGCTGCCTTCTCCTGTGCAGCGGCACTCTCTTTCGCCGCTTCACTGTTCTTGTACCACATGGTGATAACGGCACCAATGGCTACCGACAATCCCAGTGTCAGCGTTGCCATCAACGCACTGGCAGCAGCGGAAGAAATGCCGAGTGCCGTTGCAAGGCGGGCATTGGCAGCCGTCCACATGTCAGTAGCCTTCGACACAAATTTTATTCGGAACGCCGAATCCTTGTTCAGGGCATTGAATACCTGCTGAATGCCCATCGTTATAGCCATCACACTTTGCAGGCGTGTCTGAACGCGTGCGAGTTCCTCGTTTTCGCCTACGAATAACGACATTACGCCAGTACCGGCGGTAACAGCACCGCTAAGCCCGTTCAGTCCTGATGCCATTGCCTCCCAGTTGGCATCATCGGAAGCAAGTGCCTTTGTCTGTGCCCGGACGTCGCCTAAGGTGTCGCAAAGCTCGGCAGCCCGCTTTGCCATTCGCTGGTATTGTTCCGTATGCTGTTCCCCGGAAAGGCGCATGCGTGCCATCTCCTGAATAAGGCTGCGGTACTCTTTCGTTAGCTTGCTTACCGAGGCAGAAGCCTTCTTGTGCTCCGCCTCCAAATTAGCCAGCGCACCTTTTTCTTCTTCCAATACGACCTTGCAGGCACGTATATCCAGCATTAGTTCGTTTTGCGCCTTACCCGGTGCTATTTTCTCATATTGTTTTTGCAGACTTTTAAGGTCGCTCTCCACCTGCTTGACCACAGCCTTCTGTGCCGCTATCTTCTCGGTGATGGAAGATGCTGCCTGCTCTGCTGCCGTAGAGAGCCTGCCTGTTTCCTTGGCGGCTTCCTTCGTCTTGTCGATAAGGTCGCCACCGAATAAGTACTCTATTTCGATACCGTTATTCATCGTTCAGTCTGCTTTGGAAAAAGCCTATCACTGTCTTAGGCTGTTCCGCTATTTTGTTATCTTTTGTATTATTGTTTTTTGATAGAGTAGCTGCTTGGTCAGCATCTATGTAGCGCGGTGCATCGGCAAGCATCATCAGCAGTGTTTGGTAGTTCACGCCCCACATGATATAGTCTACTGTCCAGCCTGTTGCTTCGGCAATCTGCCACACGAATCCAAAAGGGCTATGGGAGCTTTCAAAAAAGCCCTTTAACTCCCCTTCTTTACTTGGCTCAACCTTGGACGGAGTGGGTTGCTCCATTCTAAGGATTTGATAATATTCGTAAAATGCTGCGTGCCGATTAGCGGAATGAAATGCAGATTGGCAAGCAATAAGAAGGTATCGTCCACCAGCCACAACAGCAGCCAAGCCAGCAGCGGCGCAAAGATAGCTGACACCTTGCTGCGGCAGATGGTGAGTGCCACCATTTGGGCTACCGTCTTGCCGTGCCGGGCAATGAATTGCAGCTGCTCATCTTTCGTGAAGGCTTCCATCTCTTCATAGCTGACACCCATACTAAGGAATTTCCGCGCTATACGTATTTGATTACCAAAGCAAGGGCGGCGCATCGTAAGGCGCAAGCTGATGAGCTTCTTTTTAAAAGGAATCTTCCACTGTAGAAGTGGAATGGAAACGCCGATGTCCAAAAGGGCTTCCGACGCTTCCACCTCTACTTTGTTCGTTTTCATCAGCCTTGCTGTGTGAGGTTCACATCTACCTTCTTGCTTGGGTCAACCTTCAGCTGGAAGGTTATCTTGCCTGTGCGCTGCGCACCCGTGTTGTTGGCTGCGGTAATGAGCACGCGTCCACCCTTTGCCTCGGCTGTGAAGCCTGCAGGTGCAGCACTCATAGAGAATGCGCCACTGGCGGAAATGTCCACCACCTTTGTCTCACCCGCCTTCTTGAAGGTAATCTCCGTTGGATTCGCCTCAATGAAAGGCTTTGTATCAACGATTTTGAACGGCGCACTGTCGTCGCCCGATGTCAGCACCTCAAGCTCGCATTCGATGTGTAACGGGTCGTCGCCGCCGAGCTTACCGCGTACCATTCCTTCCAATGATGCCTTGGCAATTTCAACAGTCTGCCCAGTACCGGAAATAATCTTCACAGCACCTTCCAACATTACGCTTTCTGACGGAGCTTCCCAGCCGTCTTCCGTTACCGTGCCGCCCATCACTGCCACGCAGTTATCCGGGAGCAGCTCAATAAGATTGAACTTCAATACGTTTGACGCAGCTTTCTTGCGTATCTTCTTCACGGGGCTGTTGCGCACCTGCGCTGCATACAGCTTGATGTATTCGGCAGCGTCGCCACCCCAATCTATACCATCTTCAGCGATGTTGCCAATTTTCTTGCCATTAAAGAAAATGGCGTCAAGCAACATGATATAACCGTCGTTTGTTTCTTTCATTTTATCAATTTATTATTGTACCAACTAAAAATTTTAATACCTGCGAACGCCAATGCGCCCAATAATACCAATGTGCCGATAAGTTGCAGCAGCTTTTGGTAGGTGGTAGGTGGCTTCACTATTTTGGTTTTCGAGATCTTGGCAACACTTTGCACCGCCTTGTTTTCCTGCGTAGTGCTTGAGTGCCGTGCTAATATCGTTGTCTGCCTTACCTCCCTATCGATGGGCAGGGTTGAGCCCCTGATATATACGTTGCCATCTTTATGGTAGGCTTCTATTACCAAGCGTCCGCGTTGCTGTCGGAAGACGGCACTATCGGGCAGGTTCAGCAAGCTCTGCATCGGCAGCGTCAGCATCGCCGTGTCCGCCGCTATCTTCTGCGCTTCCGTCGTTGTCAGCATCTGTAGCGAGCTGCTTTGTAGGAAGCTGCTTTCTTGACGGAGAGAGTCGCTTTGAACTTCGCTTTGCACCAGCGTTTGCTTCGACCTGCAACTCATGACTGATAGGGCAAGTACCGCGGTGAGGGCAATACTGAATAGCTTCAATAGCCCGCGAAAGGCGGTCGAGCGACCGCTTGATGCGTGCGCTTTCGGCGCATGCCTTATCAAGCTCTTCTTGTAATGAATTGATTGTTTTTTCATTCTTTTTCTGATTTTCTACTAATAATGCTGAAATATCCTCGTACATCGTTTTATAAGTGTCGTGCACGGCTTTCGCCGCCTTTGCCGACGCTGCTTTTCGATTTACGAGCCACGCAATGGCTGCTCCAATACCACCGGAAGGTATTGCCCATTGCAGTATTTGTAGGAGTGTCTCCATTGCGATTACATTTGTTTAAAGTTGTCTAATTCCTATGGACTTAAGCCACTGCTGCACGTTGAACGACGGGCAAGCCTTTGGCGCTATCTCGTTGTGTCCTATGATGCGTACCTGCGGGAAACGACGGTGGAAGTCATACACGTAGGCTGCCAAGGCGTTACGCTGTGCCTCCGTGCGTGTGTCCTTCGGTGTGCCGTCGGCAGCCACCCCGCCCACGCAGACCGCCACCGCCCTGCGCGTA